ATTTACCAGATACAATTCCTGAAGGTGTATATCTCTCAGCACCAAACCATGCATTCCTGAACTCTTCATCTCTATCTGCCATGAGATAATCACATGCATCCTTCATGCCATTGCTATGTATCATGACCTTAGCTTTGTTAGGAAAGAGTCTTGATACTTCCTCACTTGCTTTCTTACCTGCCTCATCATTATCAAAACAAATAACAATCTCTTTGAATGAATCCAGATACTTGTAGTTCTGTTGACAATTCTTCTTGGCTGATTGTGCATTGTGTACTGAGACAGCAGGATACCTTGAACCAAGCAGCTGATAACAAGCCATGGCATCTAGTTCTCCTTCAGTAATTGTTATACCTTTGGCTGACTCTTTGCCAAAGACATGCTGACCAAATAGAGTAGCTACCTTTGGTGTACCTTCCCATGTAAATTGTTTACCTGCTCTACGTACCTTGTTGGCAACATGATTCCTATCCGAATCATAGTAAGGATAGTACTGAGCTACTCCTTGCTCTACTGTTACATTAAACTTTTTGACTGTGGCAAAAGACAATTTCCTATCA